TTAAGCGGGCGCTTCTTCTTTTTTGAGGTTCTCATAAGGATTTAAACTAATCACGGGCTTCTCGGTAATGCGGTTGATTTCCATGATTGAGTCAGCCAGTGGTAACAGCTCGTTTTTGTGGAATAGCCAATCCACTTTATTGAGATCAAGTGATGTAATACTCTCGCGTCTCACGCTCATTAGCTCAATGGGAACTCGATGCAGAGAAAGAATATCGGTCGTGGTCTGGTTTTTAACATCCTTAAACGCATCTTTCGCTTCAACTTGCCCTATTGCCTTTAACTCTGGAGCTTTGGTGTCTTTGCCTTTCGCATTAACAAACAGGTTCTTAAATGCCATACCTTCTTGTGCTTGGAGCTGTTTCTTGATCTTTTCTTCCTGCTTGGCGCTCATTGTTGGCTCATTCATATACAGCAAATAACCCGCATGGTTACCATTGCGGAAGTACTGACGACGAAACAAAGTGGCATCTTCATTGAGCCAGATAGAGGTAAGACCGCTCACATGACTTGGTAAGCCATAAAGCTCTTGAGCAATATCATAGTCACCTAAGTGGTAAATTTGCCCCTCTTTAAAATCAATGCGTCCTTCATCATCGTAGGCTTTGGGTTTATAGGTGTAACCCAAGTCCTCACGACGGCGCATATACAAGGCCGGAATATGCTTAATTTGGACAATGCGACCAAGGCCGCGATAGTTGCGAATGATTTGAAAATAGGCATTCCCAAACGTTAAATAGTCTTGAATAAAGCACTTAAGATCGCGGCGTGACAAAAGCTCATTGGTTGATACGGTATAGAGAAGTGTGTTGCGCTTAAACTCAATCGCACTAGAGTGCATTGGATTCACCCGTAACGCTTTTGCTAACGTATCGAACGCGACAGGAGGCTCATATAAACCGTCTATTAATGCCACCTCTAGGTAGCTGAGGATGTCGCTGTTCATAACGCTAACAGGCTTTGAAAATTCAATGTCAATCATAGTGCGATACCGCTACCGTTTGGCTATTGCCAAGCGCCCCCTTTCTTAAGTTTGACCGATTCAAACTCGATGGCGGCAGCTTTATCGAGTTGTTCAATGATGTAAGCCAGTGATGCTGATTCTAGGTTCTCAAGGACGTTTAGGCTCTCATTGCGCTTGCCAAATGAGCGGCGGAATGCGTGCTTCAGAAAGTAGATGGAAAGATTATCAAAGCTTGTGACCATGATGCCGCGAGCCGGAAAACATGAAGGCATGAAAGCTGGCATCGCCCCGTAAGACTCTTTGATTTGACGCAGCTCAATCTGGTGTACAGGCTGTTTAGGGTCAATCTGTTTTTGATAGAAGCTGGCTTTGTCATACGCCACGAGATCGCTACCCAGTAGAACAATCAAATCGTTTACATCGCGGTGTCTGGCTGCGATTTTATCTTTTACGGCGCATACAGCCTCGTTAACGCTTGCATACTGACCACCTTCACCGATTTGAATATCTTGACCCAGACTACCTAAGATGGAGGCTTGTCTATTATCACGTAACGCCTGAAGCCAGCCTTTTGAAACGTCTTCACCGTTAGGGTATTGATCGGCGTTAGAGTTATCCGCTGCTTTTTTGCCAAAGAACCCAACACGGATCAGGTCTAGGTTGCTGTGCTTGCGGATCTCACGCTCCAAACACTCGTAAAAGTCCTCTTGGTGAGCGTAAGCATCCATGGTCTCAAATGAGATGGCCGAATCAAAGTTCACTTGTTGGCACTCATATTTCATGGAGACTTCGGGTTTGATTTTACGTGGTTTGCGTGTACCACCTCGAAATGTATCCACTCGTGCTGCTATCAACTTGCCGCTACCCAAACCAATGGATTCACCTGCAAGTAGAGGAACGGTCACCAAATTGATGCGACTAAGAAACTCATCCGTTTGGCGAATGCTATCAACTTCTTGGGTGGCGAGTGACTCATCGACATTAAAAGCCCCGTCTCTATCGTTCGTATTGTATTTTTTTTGTTTTTCATCTTTGTAATCTTTGAATTTATTGCTGGTGACTATCTGCATGGGATGCCTCGATATTGGTAGTTATGTCTAATTTCTTTAAAATGCGCGCCCTTTGCTCAAAGAGTTTAGGTTGCACGGTCTGGTCGGGAGGGCGAATATCACTCCCTTTGCTAATCACTTTATTGGGGTAAATAAGGCAGACAATGCCCGTTTCACAATCTGGAGCCGTGCAGTGCATGTAAGCTTCTCGCATGGCGGTGGTCATTGGTCTTGACGTGATAACTTTGGTCGCGCTGCCGCACTTAGGGCATTTAATCTTCTGACTCATGCTTCACCCTTACCACGTCCACAGTGGCGCTGAATGTGGTTGAACAATTCAAGTTTTGGCACTGGCAATACAACTCCATGCCTTCTTCTATCTGTACATTTTGTTCAATAACTTTGGCTTTACATTGGCACTCTGGACACGTCACTAACATTGTTTTTTGTTTCCCGTAACTAGAACACGAACCATTAAACGACAGTTAGCCTCAACTGAGTATTAGAGTCCTTTCTAGATAGTCGATATAGAGAGGAGTGATATTTTTGATTAGCCCAGAAGTAAGCTATTCAAAATTTTGAATAAGTACCGCCTCGGCTTTGCGTCGGCTCCACCTCCCCTCCACACCAAAATTCCGCCCTACAATAAAACGATCCTGATTTGTGCATATATAGGCAACTTTTATTCACTGTCAGCCCTTGGCGCACAAGGGTTTGCGGTGTTTTTTTTGTGGAAGATTAAAAGGGGTTAGGATCGCATTCGTGCGCATTTGTGCGCTTTGGTGAACACGTAAAAAGCTCGCAGAGGAAAAGAGGCCACCTGAAATTTCGCCAAACAGTGGAAACCTCTGTTTGAGTACAAATGACAGAGCAGGGGAATAAGGTGTTTTTTCAGTTCGCCATCGGAAAAGCGTTACTAGCGTTACCGCCCTTTAAAACACACCTTAACTACTTGATTGCTATATAAAATAACGGTAACGGTAAAAGCGTTACTAACCGTTACCTAAACCGTTACCACTATATAAATCAATAACTTAGAAAACAGATAAGTAACACTTCAAAACCGTTACCAGTAACGCTTGAGTAATGGAATAGTAACGGTTGTTAATTTAATTAAAGTCTATATATATTAATAACTTATACTATAAAACAATATACAGTAACGTTAGTAACGCTTTTCCGATGCTCAACTGGATTTTTTTGCCCTATTGATGGTTAATTGTACACACTTAAGCTAACCACTTGTTATCATTAACTTTTTATTAATTGATGACCATTGGCACTTTGGGCGCGTTATCTCCTGATATCTCAAGCGGTGACCTGTGACACACACCACATTGATTAGGTATTTATGCTGTAGAGAGTGAAGTTACAGGTGAGAAGCTCCAAATAGCAAAAAACCGCCTTAGTAGGCGGCTTTGTCATCGTTGCTGCAGCGTAGTGAGTGTAGATAGAAGTGTCTACGCTGGCCAATGTAGACAACTATGTCTGTGGTGGACTTTAATTCAATAAATCCAGTTGAAAACGATCTTCCGGCTTACATAACTCTGGTTGCAAAATCGGATCGGGCTTGCTTCCGGTTGGCTCTATAATTCGATGTACTGAGGTGTACGTAACAAAGGCAACGCCACAATTTAAATTTAAGCATTGACAGTAGGCCTCTCGTGTTTCTTTAGACATTGCGCGTGACGTTGCGACACGGGCTTTACTTTCACATCGTGGACAAGTGATCAGCATGTTCTACTTCCATTGTTATCTTCACTAAAACGACAAAAGCCTTCTAGCCAAGCATTGCGAAAAGCTCGGCTCCATGTCAGCTTTCCACCCTCTTTTCTCAGGTCTTGATATGGACAATCGGAAACGGCTAATCCTTGTTTTGCCGCTTCATAACCCTTCTTGTGTGCTGTCTGTAATGCTTTGTTTGGTTGACTCATCGGTTTTCATCTCCACCTAGCGGCTAGCCTTAAACACCCAACAGCGCATACGCTCTGGTCGGGAAGCGTTCGTATGCACTCGGTTAAACTCTGCATTCACGGCGCTTTTCACTGTTTTGATATCGAGAAACGCATAACGCTTGCCTGACTTAAGCAATCGCTTGAGCTCAGCAAGAGGGGCGATAGGCTGTCGCCAGTCCGCCGCAACTTGTTGAAACTGGTTCAAGTTGACAGCAATCACTTTTTCATCCGAAGAGTGATTCACCATGCAGCTATTGGACTCTAAGAAATCGAACACTTCCCAGAATTCTTGAACGCTTGGGTGATCGGCCTGAACTGCTTTCTGTCGAGCCTTAGCAAGCTCTAAAATGGTGGCAATGGTTGACTCCATCCACGCGCCTTCAAGGGGAATTATCTCACTTAGAGCCTCCAATAAGGCCATAAGCTGAGCGTGATTTTTAATGATCCGGATATGGAATAGCCCCTCTTGCGCTTCGAGGGTTTTCTCGTAGTGCTGGAACTGCTCACGATAGACGGATAACACATGATCTTCCGCCATGACCGACTTAACCAAGAAGCCCGACAATGCCTCCATAGGTAAACGCTCAAGTTGCTCTGCGGCCTTCTTGGTTAGATCGCTTTGGGTGCGCTTGTCCGTGTAGAGGTGAATGATACGCTCTAATACGGCCGGACTGGCATCAATAGACGCATTCTGCGCAATGACCAGTGAGCCTTTAAATGGAGGCTCATAGGTTTGGTTCCCTGCGGTTTTCATCCCTCTAGAGCGGACACTACGACCGTTATATAGGGGCTTGGTCTCTTCCCAATCAAAACCTTTTTGTTTCGCATCATTGAGGCGGTCACCCTCGATAAAAACAACAGGCATGTTTGCCACTTGCGACATATTACGACTGCGCGCTGCAATGGTTGATTTGGAAGGGTCAAAACCCTCATAACCCTCTCGACCAAACAATTTCCACATGAACTCAATCAATGTGGTTTTACCGGACCCGGGTTCCCCAACAATCTCTAGAAAAGGGAAGCTTTTATCCTCTTGGCGTATTTGCTCAGCAAACAAGGAGCCAAACCAGTAAGAGAGGGCGATAAGCCCCTTTTCACCAAAAGCCGTCCAAACAAGATTTTGCCATTGGTTGTTGTACTCTTTGAGGTTGGGATTAATGCTCAGTGCTACCGATTGCTCCAGACTCTTAACGCTCACCTTACCAAGTTCAAAGAAATCCTCTTCATTGACATGGGATAACTTGCCTTGACTGATGGCTACCTCTCTAAATATGTAACTTTTGTGCTCTTTGCTGTAACCAATAAAATCAATCGTATCCACGGTTTTTATTTGCTGGAGTTGATTAAGCATCAATATATCGAGTTGGCGACTGTTTCCGGTGTAGACCGCCCCTTTAGCAACGTGGAGTAAGCGCTTTTTGAACTCAGAAGCCGAAGAGAGCTGGCCTCCAGTGAAGGTATTTTTCATTACCTCACCGGATGGAAATTCAATCTTGAAATAATACCAACTTTCATCCGTGATCACGTTCTGCTGATAATACAGCGCAGTAGGCTTACAGTTCGCAATTTCGGTGATGCAGTTTGCCTCTGTTAAGGCACGTTTGATTAACTCATCTTGTGGCAAATTGTTTTCTGCTGCTTCAAGGTTACGCATGGCTTTTTCGTATCGATCCATATCGAGCTTAAATTGAAATAGCCGGCTATCGAAGTCGAAGTGAAAGATTTGTTTTTGAGTTTGATTGTGCATAACCATGGCTTTTGCTGTTGCGGTTTTGGCAATTAACAGCTCCCCGTAATAGCGGTACTGATCAACGTCTTTCTCCGTCAATCGGCCTAGTTGATGCAAATCGTTCCAATCCGGCTTGGTGTGACGACCCACTTTAAAAGGGGGTTGTACCGCCGTTGCATTCCAACGTGATTCTTTTAAGCGTTTGACCAGTTTGCGCGTGTATTTTTGTCCGGCCTTGTCGCTGTCTAAGGCCGCGACCAATAGTACATCTGGATTAGCCTCAAGCAATGACTGTAGAAACTGCTCAGGGAAATTGTTGCAGCTCATTAGGGAGACCGCCGCAATACCATTTTCAAGCAGTGCGATAGCGTCAAATATTCCTTCGGTTAACCAGATTTGTTTAGCATTCTTATAGTCATAGCTAGGATGTTGCCAGACCATTCCTTGATAGGAGCCGATAAAGTTGGCCTTCCGGTTGAAGCGGCTTGGCTTGTCAATCAAACGCTCCCAAAATACCCCTTCGGCAATTTTGAAGCGAATGGTTGCGGAACCGATAGATAGCTTCGCATCGTAATAACTTTCCTGTACGTAAGCACCTGTCAGATTGCCAATATTCAGACCTCTGGCATTAGCCATAAATGCGTCAGCACTGGCGTTTGGTTGTGTTGGCGTTGGCTGGAATCGTTGCGAGAAGGACTCAAATAAATCAGGGTATAGCTCTTTAATATGAATCTCTTCACCGCATTTATTAAGACGACTACAACGCAGCACCCAAGGCGATTGAGTACGCGTGTAAAGCTCTTTCTTATGGCACTTAGGGCATCGCCCTTGCTGGAGCCACTCGTCTTTCTCCTTGAAGTCGAAGTCAGCCAATAATCTTGAATAAACGTCTCTGTATATCTCTGCGTTCATGGGGTACACTTATTTTGTTGTGAGAAGGTTGGGCTTATGTCTAACCGACAAAAGGCGTGGCTTAGGTCACGCCTTTTTACATGGGTGCGGGCGGTGCGCCCTCGCATCCCAACTCAACGGCAGCGTGTAGAATTTGCCCTGCCAACTCAGGCTCTCCAAGGTCATGAACGAAGTGCGCTAACATATCGAGTTTTAGCGTGGTGCTTTCTCGATGCTTCTCACCCATAAAATATCGCGTGTTATCGGGCGTTTGATTTTCTCGCATAGCGCACAAATCAAACTGATATTTATGCACCAAGCCATTGAAAATATTTTTTATTGAATCGGCGTGAGTCATGCGTTGCCCTCTTCCTCAAGAGCTGCAATAGCAGCAAGCGAATGCTCAGAGATTTGCTCCCACATAGCTTTTAACTCTCCTAGGTGATTCAACGTCTTAGCGTCCGCATTAACAGACATAACGCGTATATCACTTAGAAAGTGCTCCGCCATTGCGCATAGGTGAGTTGCTTGGTCTGTGGTTTTTAGTTCAATCTGAATGGTTTTCATTTTTCTTCCTTATACCCTCTAGCTTCTAAGAGGTAGCTTGCAAGCTTGCTTGAATTTAAAAGTTAAACGTGAGGGGGGTGCCGATTTTAATTTCAAGCAGCACCACTCTCGATGCTTGGCCTATCAAGTGGAAGTACCGATAGTTCGGTAAGGTATGTGCTGATTCGTTCGTTTTGTTCAGGGTTTAATTGTGCGCACATGCTAACTGCGATGATTTTGGCATTCTCAACACCAAACTCCTTATCCTCGATAGCCTCCAAGAGCTTCAAAATTAAGCATGCGTCCGTAATGTGATGTGTGTTCATAGCCACTTTACTCTTTATTGGGAATTTTTCGGGCAGCCATGCCCTCATGTGTGGACATGGCTGATTGCCGGACTAAAAATCTGCACAAGTTCACCTCGTGCTTAGCTTTTTAAATCGCTGCTTTCCAGTCTTGGTACTGGTCTGACTGCTCTTCTGCGTAAACAGCCAAGGCGTGCATATTGATGTAGTTGCGCCCGCGCTCTTTTCTTTCGCGGCGCAATAGGGGTAATTTGCCGCCTTTAATTTGACCATTCACCGCAGCAACTGTTTGACCTGTTAGCTCTGCATACTTCTCAGGTGTCACAAACGGGGCGTAATTAACTGTGATTATGTTTTCTAATTCCATAAGATGACCTATCATTAACTTTTAATGTCTATTATTAACCGTTAATCCTGTTTTTTGGCGATTAATCATGATTAACTATGGTTGAGTTAATCATTGATCTGATAATTAATCAAGTAAGGGTGATGAAACATAATGAAGGAATGGTTTAAGAGTTCAGAGCTTGTAGGGCTTATTGGAATGCCAAATAGTGTTCATGCAATTTCAAATAAAGCTAAAAGAAACAAGTGGTTGAGAAGAAAGGCGGCGGGGCAAGGTAGCTCGCTTGAGTACCACATCTCATACTTTCATGAGGACACACAAAAAATTCTTTATGAGAAGTACGCCACATTATTAGATCATGAGCATTATGGTGAGCATTTCAATAATGACATTGCTGAAATGCTCCAAGATAGTGCGGCTAGCTATATGGACACTCACGAGTTACTACCCGTTAACTATGATGAAAAGGAAGCAGAACCAGAAAAGAGTAATGTATCCAAAATTGTTCCGCTCAGTGATTATGAGGATTGGGCTAGATTGCCTGTTTACGATGTACACGCAGCAGCAGGAGCGGGAACCTTGGTTCAATCAGAGTTTCAGATAGGCATTTTTAGCATTCCAGTGGCACTACTGCATGAGTACGGACTAAAAGAAAATTATTGTTCAGTAATATTCGTGGACGGCAACTCAATGCACCCCACTGTCTCAGATAAAGACCGTGTATTGGTTGATATTCGAGAGGTTCAGCACCCTGCAAAAGATGGTGTTTACGTTATTCGCATTGATGACGCCGTCTACATTAAACGCTTGCATTGGAATATTGCCAAAGGCATTTACAACGTCATATCTGATAACCCTAAACATGAGTCATTTGAGATTAACCACAACAACGGACGTAACTTTAAAATCATTGGTAAGGTCGTCACTACAGTAATGAAGGCGGTAGTATGAGTGTCAAAAAAGACGGTGAAAACTGGCTTGTTGACATTCGACCCGCAGGGCGGAACGGGAAAAGGTTTAGACGCAAGTTCAGCAAAAAAGCAGAGGCTCTAGCGTATGAAAAACACATTCTAGCCACTGCTCACAATAAGGAGTGGCTGGGTTTGCCAGAGGATAGGCGGCATCTGTCTGAGTTGATAGATTTATGGTGGAAAAAAGCAGGGCAGTTTAAACGAACCTCTGACAACTACATGCAAAAGCTCCAGCTCATTTGCCGTGAGTTAGGCGACCCCGCGGCAAACAAAATAACCGCCAAACTGTTATCTGATTGGGTGCAAGTACGCCTAGAGAAAGGGCAAAAACCAGCAACCATTAGGCGGTTAGCTAAATCCCTTAGTAACGTTTTTTCAGTATTGATTGATTCCGGCGATTATGTCGGGGCGAACCCCATCAAAGGCTTGAAGTTGCCAACGGTAAAGCAACCGGAAATGACATATCTAGATAAGCGTCAAATCGTTGATTTGCTTCTAGCGGTTGAATCCAATGAAGAGTTGAGCAAGATCGTTGCAGTTTGCCTGGCAACTGGTTCAAGGTGGCGCGAGACAGTCACGCTAAAAACAAGCAACTTGTCACCCTATCGAATCCGCTTTACCAATACCAAGACGGACAAACCCCGCACAGTACCAATAAGTGAAGAGTTATATAATCGAATCTACCCAAAGAAAGGTACTAAAGTGTTTGGTCATGACCCGCAGCAAGAGCTATACGATATTATGGAGGAGTTAGATTTAGACTTGCCAAAAGGACAAAAGGCGCACGTTTTACGGCATACCTTTGCTAGTCACTTCATTATGGGCGGTGGGGATATACTCACATTGCGTGATATTTTGGGGCATGGTGACATTAAGCAAACTATGACTTATGCACACCTCGCGCCAGACCATTTAAGTGATGCAGTAAGACTAAACCCACTGACCACAATCGAGTTGTAG